CGTGACAAGTTTCTATTCCACCGCCTTGCGCGCAAGTATCGCGACGATGAGATGGTTCCATTTCTGGTTGCTAATTTTGTACACAGTGATGATAACTGGACCAAGTCATTGCTTGAAGACCAGGCTGAAGAAACTTATCGGGATTGGAAACGAACCACGGATTCGATGACCAAAGTTTATTTGGAAGATCTGCAAAAGATTTGCCCAGATCCAAAAGAGTTTAACAATTTATTTAAAGTTGAAGATGGACAGTTTCCAAAACTGTTAGTGGCATTTCTCCAAAAAGATGTGACGATTGAGACTCTTGTGATTCTTAATAACATCTTCAACTTTATTCAAATTTGGGACAAGAAGATTTCAGATGATATCATCTATCCCAAAGTGTCAAGAAAAGTGCGCAAGTATGGTGCTTTTCTTGCGGTGAACGTTGACAAGTATAGGCAATTGACAAAGGAAACTTTACTTGCTGACGAAAATGCTATATAATGTTGTTGTGATGATGAAAAAAGTGGACAAGTCGATATACATTAATACTACGCTATACGGAGAATACAAATGAGTCTAGCAAATCTAAAGAACAAGAGTTCTTCTCTTGATAAGTTGAAGAAGGCAGTTGAGCAATCCTCTGCTGGTAACGGTGGTGGCAAGAACGTTGATGAGCGTTTTTGGCAACCAGAAGTTGACGCTGCTGGCAACGGATACGCAGTTATCCGCTTCCTCGATACGCCAGCCGTCGATGGTGAAGATGGTCTGCCGTGGGTACAAATTTGGTCACACGGTTTCCAAGGTCCAGGTGGTTGGTACATTGAGAATTCTCTCACTACACTTGGCAAGACCGATCCTGTTTCTGAGTACAACACTGTTCTGTGGAACTCAGGTATCGAAGCAAACAAAGAAATTGCTCGCAAACAAAAGCGCAAGTTGACGTACATTGCAAACGTTCTTGTGATCTCTGACGCCAAGCGTCCGCAAAATGAAGGCAAGGTGTTCTTGTTCAAGTTCGGAAAGAAGATTTTCGACAAGATCAAGGAGCAACTTGAGCCGCAATTTGCTGATGAGACTCCAATGAATCCGTTTGACTTCTGGAAGGGTGCGAACTTCAAGGTCAAGATTCGTAACGTCGAAGGCTATCGCAACTATGACAAGTCGGAGTTTGAGGCTCCTGCTGCATTGTTGAATGGTGATGATGCGAAGATTGAGCAGGTTTGGAAGTCTGCATATTCACTCAAGGATTTCCTGAAGCCTGAAAACTTCAAGTCCTATGATGAACTCAAGGCGAAGTTGGATAAGGTTCTTGGTGCTGGTGGCGTGTCTGGCGCAACCGCCAAGCGAGTTGATGATGAGGAAGCAGCCGCTCCTGTCATTCGCTCTGCTCCAGCCAAGAAAGTAACTGCTGAAGAAGTCAGCGTCGATGATGACGATATGGCATTCTTCGAGAAACTTGCCGCTGAGTAATTTCGATTAGAAAACCGTAGATGTTTTCAGGGGGACTTCGGTCCCCCTTTTTTTATCTTCCATAACCCATGTATTGTGGATGATTCGAATCGGCGATTGACAAACGATTGAAAGTATTTTCATCGCCAAAAACTTTAGCAGTCTTTGAATCGTTTGATCTAGTTGTGATTGTTCTATTGTTATTAATTATAACTGGAGTAGAGTTTTTATTTTCTTCTGAAGATTGTTTAAAATCATCAAACATCTCAGAGAATGCATCTAGATCATCTTTCTCTTTTTTAGCATTTAAGATATCTTTAGTGTCCATTCTCATTGAATTCATCGATGACTCTTCTAAATCTGCCGAGTTACCATATTCTCTTGATCCAGAATCATACATATTTTCTCTCGATTTAACCTCTCTCAAAATATCCCCTGCATTCTCTCCACCATAAAAGTCAGCATACAATCTCTTAAATCTCTCCCAAGGATCGTCGCTCTCTCTTTCATTTATGGTTTCTTCTTTCAATTGTTTAACATCTTGAGAAACCTTTTTGCAGTAAGACTCATCTTTTTGTCGACCCTCAACAAGAATGTCTTCAATATCTTCTTCATCAGTCAATCCATCAACGTCAATACTATCAATCTCTTCAGAAATACTGTCAATGTTATCATCTTGACGTTTGCCAATAACATTGATATCCTCTATTTCATCAAAAATATCGTCTAATGTTTCATCTTGAGTCTTGCCGACAACTTTTATTTCTTCAATTTCATCATAGATGCTGTCAAGAGTTTCATTAAATTTCTCATTGATGTATGATGGTTGTTCAGTTAATGTGTTAACAATTGGCTCAACAATAGATTCTTGTTGTTCTGGACTTAACAATTGCTCTTCATCAACATTAAAATCTAATCCTGCTAATGTTCCAGTATCGGTTGTTGATAATGCAGCGGCTGCATTTTGCATTGCTGGATCTTGTGCGCCAGAATTAAATGTCCGTCTCATCGCCTCTTGTAAATCTTCGAAGTTAGAGAACGAAAACGGCATTTGAGTCGTTTCGTATGATGACGCTTCTGGTTTTGAATATGTTGGTTCTTCAACGCTTTGGGGTGTTTCGCCCAATCTTTCATCTAATGCTGATGAGATTATTTCGTTGATCATTTTTGTATCTGTGCTTACAGCACTCTTCATCATCTTATCTGTATCAGGTTTAAATGATTCAATTAAATCGGATGTGCTAATAAATCCGCCACCAAATCTTTTAGCGAATCCATTTTTCAGTTCTTCTCCTCGTAATCCAAAAGGAGTTTCATACTCTGAACGACTTAACTTGATCATTTACTTTTTCTCTGTAATTGTCTTTCTCTTATCTTATCATTTTCTTCTTTCACATGTTGTGCCACTAACGAAACATAAGTTGCTCTTTCCCATGGAAGCATATTTTCAAGTTCAGTTAAACTATATCCATGGTGTTGCATTAACGCAAAATTGGTCATGAAATATGTTTTCAAACTCTCATTACGAAGGCTTATACGAAAAAATCGAGGAGACCCTCCAGTTTGATAGTATGTGTTCTTCCACACTTACCACAAACTAAATCATTCTTATATCTTAACATTGGCATTTCTAGAAAAAAGTTTTTGATTTTCTTAAATTGCTCAGTTGTTAAATTGTTAATAAATTCATCAAACTCACCCTGCTGCATTTCATCAATCTTGTAAACTTGATTCTCATCATAGAGATACTCAGTACATTGTTTGATGATTTCAGTTGGTGCATCTTTAGTATTAAGTTTTTCTACCAATACTTTCGAAATTTCTATTGTTGGATATGATAACTTTATCCCAATATTATTGGTCAATGGAATTAAATTGTTTCCTGGTTTATGTTCATATGCAACCTTGAGAAGATCAACTTCAAGCTCCATCTTCCCTCTGCACTTTTTCTTCTCAACGACATTTTCACAAACATATTCGAGAGAAACGACTTCACCAATTGATCTGGCTCTTAAATTGAGAAAAAGATATTCAATTTCATAAAGTGGTAAAGAATTAATTTCGATTGTATCTACAACACAATTGTTAATAATCTGTTTGATTGCATCTAGACTTGTCTCATAATCTCTAGATTCTAAAGCCATCAAAAGAATTTTTTCTTCTTTAACGACAAATGGACGAAATGTTACTTCTTTTCCTAATGATTCTAATTTAACTTTATACGTCGGTAAATCAATTTTTGGTATAGCCATAATTCACTCCATAGTTATCGTGGTGCGACGTTTCTTCTTCCTCGTCGACCAACCACATCAATACTTGTTAAAACATCACTTCCGCCAGTTGTGCCTCTTACATCAATACTTGTTAAAACATCACTTCCGCCAGTTCTGCCTCTTACATCAATGTTTGTCAAAACCTCGCTTCCGCCAGTTCTACCCCTCACATTAATATTAGTTAAAACTTCTCTGTCAACTTCTCTTCCAACAACTTCTATATCCTGAAGAACTTCTGGAGCCTCGTTGTCATTTCTCTCATATTGATCTGCATTGAAACTTCTCCAGTAACGATACGAGAAGTTGACATCGAGTCGAACAGGTTCTTGTTCAGCCCACGATCCTTTCACTTCACTGACTGCGATTGGGAAAACTTCGTATAGTCTTACACCATATGATATTCGATTTCCATCTTCTGAGATTTGGAATACGTCGATCTCTCCGATATACTCGTCTCTGTATCTGAAATCAAATTTGTTTTCTTTTGGATTTATGAAATTCATCCACGCATCGAAAAATGTTTTTTGACGCATATCATCGTCAACCAAGAACGTTGTGGAAACGTCTTTATACTCAGCACGAACTGGGATGTTCGTTCTCGGACCACCGTAATAGAGATCGTTGGTGAGTAATTCGAAGCCAGGAATTAGCACTGACTCGGCATAATAGGTTAGATAATTATCTTTATTTTTGTATTTTAGAATGTCAACGAGTTCTCGAGGAGGCTTAATGTTGATCGCTATTCTATTGAGCCTTGAGAATCCACTTTTACGAACTTCAGAAAGAAAGTTATTGATGTTTAACGTTTTTTGTGGATTGATTGGCATTAACCAAAACTCCTCATCTTTTCAACAGGAAGAAATACAGCAGTCTCCCAGTTGTTTGGTTCTACATAGATCAAGGGAGAAACTAGTTGATCATACAAATATCTTCTATAACAATCTTGAACACTCGCAAATCTACTCATGTTTGATAGTAAATCGTAAGACAAAAGAAATCTTGTAGAATCGTCATATTTATCGTTGTTTAAAAAGATTGAAAGACCATCTAGAATGCTCAATCGTTCTCCTGGACCAAGGAAATGTAAATTGATTCCTGCAAATCCATCGCCTGTAACAGTCATTGGAAGAACTAGTGGAAACTCATCCCATTGAGAGAGTCGTTCTTTAGTGAGTGGATCGTAACGGAAGAAAAACATTCTTCCGACTGCAGCAAACGGAGTGATTCGTTTTGCGTCATTTAAAATATTCGATCTATTCGTTGGGATTGTTGTTTTCGCAATCATCCCTTGAATAAACGATCTGGCTTCAGCAGTTCTGGCTTTGATTCCTTTCTTAGCCATATCTCTTGTGATTTTCTCGAGTAGTGCAGGCATTAGATTCCTAATTCATCCTCTGTGATTAAACTGAATCTCCATTTTCTATCCATACAGTATTCGTTTGCTGCTTTCCATTTCGCCTCGTTCACACCCCAAGTTGCAACTTCCTTGATATATTGTTTTGTCACACGACTCTTCATTTTCGGTGGTGCTGCTTGACTCTTTGGTTTGACCTCTAGAATCATGCTTTCCTCGAGACCATTTCTATTGCGAACTTTTACAAAAAAGTCTGGAAAGTAGCGATGCCATCTTCCATCCACAGGGGATAAATATGGTATAACAATTTCTTCGTTAGACCATCCAATTACGTTTGGGTTTTCATCCAAATGCACCATGACTCGGCGTTCCCATAACGATCTATACCAGATGTTCGTATGGTCACCTAAATATTTACTGGTGTTTTTCGGACTGTATTTGCCGCTGTATGCCATCAATTATTTATAGGAAATCTTAATGACCGAAGTATTAGAGAACATCGATGTAATAGGTCGACGCCCTGGAGTCGATCGAAGAGGCGATGAGGTCTTAACAGATATTAATGTCATTGGAAGAACACCTGGTTCTGCTCCTCGAGATGCAGAACTTCTAGAAGGCATCGATGTAATTGGCAGATCTAGACCTAAATCACAATCAAAGCATCTATATTATCCATTAAATCTCGGAGATCCAACTGGCGGATTTAAGAATGCTGTTCGATTCATCGCTTATGCTCAAAAACGATCATTCTTAGACGATCCGAACGAAACTCCTACCTTCAGAAATCCTCCTGATCAATATGATGGAAGAGTTAGAACATTCCCTGTAACACAAGGAGCGTTCAATACATCTTTCTTGTTTCGAAGTTCATTAGTGCAGGGTTCAAGATTTAACATTGGATCTGTCGTCGAAGATTTGGTCGGAATCGGATTTAATGGTTTAGAGTTCTTCACCAGTGGCCAACAGACAAACTATGGAAGAAGAACAGTTGAGTTAGATAGTTCAATAACTCTGTACATGCCAGATACAGTAATCAATCAAGATAAACATGACTATCAACCAATTTCTATCAATCAGGCTTCAGGAAGAGCAGGATTATATACCGCAGGATTCCCAGCCGCTGTTGGTGGACTTGGATCTCCACTCGGAAGAACTGAAGTCTTCGCAGAGTTGGCTGGTAGAGCAGGAATATTTGGATCTAGATCAACAGAAGCGATTTTAGCAGGGCTTGGTTATGCATTAAACCCAATGCTTGAAATGACATATGGTGGAACTCAACCAAGATCTTTCTTGTTTCAATTTAGATTCGCCCCAAGAAATCTTAAAGAGGCAGAAGAAGTCAAGAAAATTATTAAGACCTTTAGATTCCATTCTCACTCTGAGAATGCTGGTGGGCAAGGAACAATTGCAGAGGGAAGCGGCACTCGCTATCTGGTTCCACCAAATCATTTTGAAATTCAATTTCTTCGAAGAGATAGCACTGGTCGATTTGTTGAGAATCTTGCTATGCCGAGAGTCACCACGTGTATGGTAGCCTCGATCAATACAAATTATGCTGCGCAGCTCGACACATTCGCAACACACCAAGATGGTACGCCAGTTTCTATAAGTCTTGATCTAGAATTTATAGAAAGTGTTATCCTCACTAAGAACGATATTAAGAACGGTTACTGATGTCATATTTCTCAAAATTTCCAAGAGTATTATACTCTGTTAACAAAGAAGGGAACAATGCAAAGATTGTCCCAGATATGTTGGCAAGAGTCAAATTTATTGACTCAGTTATCTCAAATCAAAGTTTGTTCTTCAAGTATGAAGTAAAGGGAGAAGAAACTGCTGAGCAAATTGCACATAGAGTTTACGGTAATCCTGAAAAGCATTGGATTCTTTTTCTCGTAAATCAGATCATTGATCCACACTTTGATTGGCCACTAGGTCCATATGACTTTGACAAGTATATTCGACAAAAATATGCATCTATAAACGTAAGTCTAAGCACAGCTGAATCTTATGCAACACCTGGAACATATTATAGTTCTGGAGAAGTTGTTTATCAAGGATCATCAACTTATGATAAGTCAACTTCAGAAGCGACAATTGTTGCATATGATTCAACGAACAAGATTTTGAAATTAAAATTTCCTTCTCAGATGTTTGCAAACGGAAGAACTCTTAAGGGAGTATCAGGAAACTCGGCAGCGCAAACACATACCGTTATTGCAATCACGAATAATTTAGATGGATATCAGTGGGCTACAAATACCGTGAGCCACTACGAAGCCACAGAAACTAAGATAAACTCTGATGATCCAACTTTCTCGGAAGTTAAAAAGTATAGAGTCACACCAAACACATACAATCATGTCACGAACAGTATTGTAAGTATTAATACGAACACATCATATTCAAACACATACAATGTTGTGAGTTCTGCAACTGGCGCAAACGTTACAATGACAGTAAACACAACAATTGGTCCTGTGACATATTATGATTATGAAGTCGAACAAAACGAAAACAGAAGAAAAATTATAGTTCCACAATCTTCTATAATTGGCGCTATTGAGAATCAATTTAGTGCATTAATGTTGGCAAAATAATATGAAAGATTCTAACTTGGAAGGAAGATCATCTGGAGATGGTCTATATTCACAATATGACTTTTCTTTAACAGAGCTGAAATTAATCAATGCTTTGGGAGTCAATATTGATGTCGATTTTATCTTCCAAGAAATAAATCTATATGAAGATTTGTTTAGTAATGTAATTAGTGGTGATGTAACTCTGATGGATTCGAATGATTTGATGAATCGATTGCGAATGCATGGAAATGAATTCATCTCTCTATCATTTAGCACTCCTGGTATGAGAAAATATCAGAAAGTGTTTAGAATTTACAAAGTATCAGAATACAGTTTACGAGGAACATCAAATGCAACGTTCAAGCTGCATTTTTGTTCTGAAGAATTCATCTTGAATCAGCAATATTATATCTCGAAGTCATTTAAAGAAAAGAGATTGTCAGATGTTGTCCGAATTATTGCTAGAAATTATTTGAAAATTTCTCCAGAAAAGTTGTCTGATCAGAATATAGAAGAGTCGACTCTTTTGGTTAACTCTGAAAAGACTCCTCTTATTATCCCAAATTTAAGACCACTTGAGGCGATCAATTGGATCGCTTCCTTTACATTAAATCGAGCAGACCTTTCTCCTGGATTTATTTTTTATGAGAACATTTCAGGATTTAATTTTGTTTCACTTACAAGTCTATATTCCAGACCACCGAAGAAAACTGTTTTCTATTCTCCTAAAAACGAAAATTTCTCAGAGTCTGTTGGTTCTAAACATGACAAATTAGATGAGATGGAATTCAAACAAATTTTTGACGTTTTGGATAGCATGAATAATGGTGCATATGCATCAGAATTATTGAAACTTGATTTGATGAACAGAACAACAGAATATGAACAGTTCGGTGTCAATCAATCAACACTTAAACTGTTGAACGAATATTTGCCATATAATTTTGCTAAAAATAGAATGGGCAACTCTTTCAATCAGGCTTCGGCATATGTTAAAATGTTCCCAAAGTTTCAAGATAATCTGACAAGCAAGTGGCTTCTTTCCAGAGCCGCTAGAATAGCATTATTAAATAACACTAGATTACATATTGATATTCCTGGAGATAGTTCATTATCTGTTGGTGATATTTTAGATGTAAGAGTGCCGAGAAACGATGCGCAAACAGATCCGAATAATATTAAACCAGATGATATGATGTCGGGGCGATATTTGATTACTGGAATTAGACATCAATTGATAGAGAATAATTATTTTTGTCACGCAGAATTATGTAAGGATTCACTGAATGTGAACCTTGGATTTAATCCACCGTATAATTCAGCATGGAACTTGGCGATTAACTCATGAAACTAAGAAAAAATTTTATAGGACAAGATGGATTCCAATGGTGGATCGGAGTCGTTGAAGACCGAGATGATCCAGAAAAACTTGGAAGATGTCGTGTGCGCATTTTCGGAATACACACTGATGACACAGTGGCTATTCCAACAGAGGATCTGCCTTGGGCAATTCCAATATACTCTGTGAATAATAATGATGTTTTTTCTGCACCGAAAGAAGGCGAGTACGTTGTAGGATTCTTCTTGGACGGATCGTTCTCTCAATCTCCTGCAATGCTTGGAGTGTTGCCTGGCATCAATAAACAAAATCCTCCTGACGGTAGAGGATTTGGCGACTTAAGAACTCCAGATAGAATTCGAAACTCTCCGAAAAAGCCAGCAGCAATTGACTACCCAGAAGCAAGAACAGGTAATGAGAATCCAGTAAGTGGTAACATCATTAATGATGGTCTTGGTTTGACGCAAATCGTCACCAACAGTATCACATTGCATATTAAACCATCACTAACAGCGAAACCATCTTTGACTGAAAGTGAGCAGAGCATAATCGGTTATGATCATAAGTTCACTCAACAAGAAATCAAACAAGGTTATGTGTTCCTGAGTGCATTAGAGTCAGTTCCAATCTTTGGAATTAACGGAGCAGACACTACGATCACTGCACCTCAATCCAAATTATTATTACAAATCGATATTGCAAATTCTATAGAACGTGCTAAAAATTCAATCGGTCTTGGAACATGGAACACTCTTAATGTTGCGCAGCAAGCAGGTTTAACTCTGCATGCATATCATATTGGTTTAGGTATTGATTTTGAGCGAATTGGTGTTCGTTCTGCTATAACCTCTGGCGATTTTGTTAGAGCAGCGCAGTTAATCAGCGCCGACAAATTAAAGTCGGCGACAGGAAAATACTTAAGAAGCGAAGATTCCTTGTCTCACGTGGCTGCAAATTTATTTAAATCTATACCAAAATCTCAATTAATTCAAGATCGTAAAAATGATCTTATCAAACGAAATCCAATCAGTGCATCAGGCGCAGGGCTTGGTGTCCAAATTCATGAATCTGATATTTCTGCAGATGAAGACGCTAAATCATTAAAGTATCCAATTCCTGAGCAATTAGGCAAGCCATCTATAAATGATTTAGCAACATCTCTAGAGAAAACATTAATTCAGAAGTTTAGAGAACGCTCAACCATTAGTGCAATTGGGGCAAATGACCAATCATGGTCTGAACCAGCATCACCATATGCATCAGAGTATCCACACAATAAAGCCATGGAGACTGAGTCTGGTCATGTTCTAGAATTTGACGACACTCCTGGAAGCGAACGAGTCCACCTTGCGCATCGATCGGGAAGTTTTGTTGAGTTTTATCCAAGTGGAACTAAAGTTGAGAAGGTCGTAAAAAGTAATTATAGAATTGTGATGAATGATGATCATCTTTACGTTGCAGGAAAGGTCAATATTGTTTTAGAATCCAATGCACATATCAAAGTTGTGGGTGATTGCTTCCTTCAAGTAGAAAATAACTTGGAAGCAAACGTAAGCGCAAATATGAATGTTTCTGTTGGTGGTTCGTTCAATATGAAAGCCAATACTATGCATTTTGATATTGCGAATACATCAACAATCACAGCAAACAATCAGTATATTTCCATTGATGATAAACTTGTTATAAATTCGAATACATCGAACATATCTACTGCCAACGATTTCACTCTGTTCTCAAGCTCGAATCAATACTTCAACGTTGCGAATACGATTCACTATAGATCTGGAAATGTTGCCATTCAGTCCTCTGGAAACGTTTCTATCAATGCTGTTGGGAATGGATACTTCACATCAAGTAATGTATTGCATCTAAAAGGAAGTTCAACTCGAGTTACTGGATCCTCTGTTGATGTCAATGGACTCTTAAATGCTGGTGCTACCAATATGGAAGCAACGGGATATGATTCTAATGGCGACTCTCATGTTCTTTCTGTTGCAGGTGCTGGTGCACTTGCATCATTGATACCAGATCCTTCTTTAACTCGCTTACCTGCTATTGACGCAAACGGTATTGTATACTTGTATCATGAAGATGAGAATAATCAACTCAGACGCAGAACAAATAGTAGTGAAGAGCAGATAATCCTCTTGGAGATTGCAGATCAGTATCAGATCAATGTGAAGCAAGTTCAAGAGATTGTAAATGCAACATCCTATCTCCAGGATCCGATTAAGAAAGGCACACCAACTGAGACTCAGAAACATCTAGAACCTGACAGAATCGTCAGACTTCGAGATTCTATAAATGAAGAAAATGATCAATTATTAAGAAATTATCTCGCAAATCCATATGCATATGGTTCTTCATATAGTAATGTTAAGAGATATATCGGATTACCAGCCAAATCTGGATCTGATCTGATCTTTAACGATGTGGTTGGAGAAAGTCTAATCGTCATTAATGATGGAGCAGATATCTCCTCATGGCTCAAGAGGCAGCTTACTCTTGCAGCAAATGGCTATTGGAAGGAAACTGGCGTCGAGATTTCAGGTAGAGTTGAACCGTCAAATCCAAATATCACTGATTTGTGGAGAAATTTAGGATTCTCAAGAGAGTTCTGGAATCTAAGCGATCAAACTCCGTGGGCGATTGCATTCGTAAATTATGGATTGAAGCAGAACGGCTATCGATATGTTCAAACTCCTAACCCGAAAGATCTAGAAATCCGATTTAATGATTATCGTTTCACACGTGTGAAGCCAGAAGATGCTCGCTCAGGCGATGTTGTTTTGTGGAATAATGACCATACCAATTTTGTTTATGAGAACAGAAATGGATCGTTGACGTTTATTGGAGGCTCACAGCCTCCGTATGATGGAAATGTTGGCGATGGACGTATTGGTGACGTTTCTATTGTTGGTAGCGGAGGTGCTCAAATTGTAGCAATTCTCCGTCCGTCCAAGACATAAATAACCATTTAGAGGAATCATAAATGGAAAGAAATGTTCGCGTTTACTCTGATTTAGATTTAAAGTTTACTAAACATCCTGTCACAAAAGATGTTGCTTTAAAACTAAATGAGAATGCAATAATTGCATCAGTAAAAAACATTGTTCTCACGAACAAAGGTGAGCGTAAATTCACCCCTGCATTTGGTTCCGATGTATTTTCTCAGTTGTTCGAACCGCTAGACGAAATGACTGCAATGAACATCAAAGAGGAAATTCTTACAAGCATTACAAATTATGAGCCAAGAGTGAAGGTCGACTTTGTCAATGTTGCGCCTAATTTTAATTTAGATGGATTTGATGTGACGATTCGTTTTTATCTTTTAAACTCTATAAGACCAATTACAGCGGCTATATTCTTGCAAAGGTTAAGATAACATGGCAAATGTCGAAAGTAAACTCGTAATCTCAGAGCCAGACTTTTTTACGATAAAAGCGAGTCTGAAGAACTTTCTTAAGTCTCAGACGACCTTTGCTGATTATGATTTTGAGGGATCGACGCTATCTCAATTGATCGATCTTCTTTCTTATAACACTCATTATCTCTCATTCTATATGAATATGGTTGCGAATGAGGCGTTTCTGGACACTGCAGCTCTACGTGACTCAGTTGTTTCTCATGCAAAAATGCTCGGTTATACGCCATCATCAATTAGAAGTGCTCGCGCAAGAATTGATCTTAGTTTTACATTAGCAAATAATCCTGGAGTTGCGTCAATTACATCATTGACTCTCCCGAAGTTTACTAGATTTGCATCTTCAGCTGTTGATGGAGTCAACTTCATCTTCACGAATCTCGAAGAAGTCACTGTAACAAAATCAAATAATGCATTCACCTTTGCTGATCTAGAAATTCATGAGGGAAATCCTGTTTCACAAGTTTTCGTATATAACGAAGCATTGAATCCACTTCAAGAATTTAAACTATTAGATCAAAATATCGACACATCAACAATCGAAGTTATTGTCCAAAATTCAAGTTTCGATTTAACTCAAGAAACATATACGCTCGGAACTGACGTTACAGGATTATCCTCTACAAGTAGAGTATTCTTCCTTGATGAGATAACAAATCAAAATTATAAGATTTATTTTGGCGATGATATCTTGGGTAAAAAATTATCAGATGGAAACATTGTTTCTATTTCATATATTATCAGCAATGGTGCTCAAGCAAATAAAGCCACATCATTTAGATTGATTGATCCAGTTGGTGGGCTTACCGAAGGAACTATCGTCATTGATGAAGTTGCTGTTGGTGGCGCAGCAGTAGAGTCTATTGAGAAGATTAAAAATATTGCTCCAAAAACATATGCATCAAATGGTAGAGCAATAACCAAGAATGATTACATCTCATTGATTCAGCAGCGATATCCAGCTTTCGAATCAGTAAACGTTTGGGGTGGTGAAGAAAACATTCCACCAGTTTATGGTAAAGTTTTCATCTCTGCAAAACCTGCAGCTGGATATGAGATTTCTAGAACAGAAAAAGATTACATTATTAATACAATCATCGATCCAATCAGTATTCTAACAGTTACACCAGAATTTGTTGATCCAGATTATAACTTCTTGAATTTAAATGTCAAGGTGACTTACGATCCAACTGCGACAACTCTAACGCCTGGAGAGCTCTCAACTCTTGTTCGTGATAGAATCAATGGATATGCAAACACATATCTTGATCAATTTAATTCATACTTCAAGATTTCAAGATTGATGCATGAAGTTGATATGGCACATCCATCAATTGTAAGTAACGATATTGATGTTAAGATTGAGAAGCGATTGATACCAATTTTAAATACTTCTAGAAATTATGTCATTAAGTTCTATACGGAATTAAAACGTTCGACTGGTCCAGATCGAATCAGCTCCAGCCCTGCATACACTGCATATGATAACGAAGGCATTTTGCGCGAATTCTATTTCGAAGAAGTTCCATTGTCGTCTACTGGTGTGTCTTCAGTTCAAGTTGTTCTTGGTGGTTCTGATTTAACATCCACCCCAAGACTTGACGTTATCGGAGACGGAATCGGTGCTGAACTCGAGGCTATCGTAACGAACGGAAAGATTACAGCAGTTAATGTTAAGAAGCCTGGTGCTGACTATACCACTGCAGCAATTAGAGCATATGATCAAGACAACAATTTGTTAACGAATATTATCTTAAAACCAATTGTTGAAAATACGACTGGCAGATTAAGATCATATTACTTTGACAATAATAATATTAAAATCATTTATTCCGACTCTGCAGGTGTGATCGACTATATTACTGGTACAATTACTCTTACACAGTTTAGTCCAATCGATGTTCGAGATAACTTTAAGATTTTAAAGTTTTATGCAACGCCGAAAAACACTTTGTTTAATTCTGCTAGAAATACAATCATTACACTAGACATCGATAATCAATCTCAAGTTTCAATTGATATGGTTAAAGTAACCTAATATGTCGACATTGAATAAAGTATCAACGTTAATTGAGTCTCAACTTCCTGAGTTTATTCGCTCAGAGTATCCAACATTCGTTGAGTTCTTACAAAAGTATTATGAGTTCTTGGAGCAACCTGGAAATCCTACTTATGAAATTAAGTTGTTCCAGCAAAATTTTGATGTGGATTTAACTCGCGAGAGTTTACTTTCTTATTTTAGAACAAAGGTTCTCCCATCATTCCCAGAAGAATCTCAATTAAGCACAGAAAGAATTATTAAGTGTGCGAGAGATTTCTATTCTAAGAAGGGAACTCCTGATTCCTTCAAATTTTTATTTCATGTTTTATATGATAAAGACCTTGAAATCTTTTTCCCAAAACTTCAGATTCTCAGAGCATCTGATGGTAAATGGGTATTACCACAAGCATTTCGACTAACAATATCTCCTGGCAATCAATCAGTTGATTTAAATGCACTGAAAAATAGAAAAGGTATTGGCACAATATCCAGAGCAACTTGTATCATTGAGCGAGTTTACAGAACATTTGATGCTGGTACAAATAGTGAAATATACGAGGCTTATGTTTCTGGCGTTACGAGACCATTCGTAAATGGTGAGACATTAGATATTGAATACGTTGACACAAATGGAAATAAATTTGTGTTTACTGAAACGATTATCGGTAGTTTGTCAAACGTTCGCATTAATTCTCGAAAGAGGGGTAGAAGATATGTTACTGGCGATCCTGTCGTAATTTACGGTGGATTGGATCCTGGTCTCACATCAAGACAAAAAGCAGTTGCATACGTTAATAATGTGACGAGCGCAAGTATTGACTCCACATCAATTGTTCGAAGAGGTTATGGTTTTAGAATTGCTCCGAATAGTTACGTTGATATTATCACTAAAAATACATCGTCTGGCGTTTATGATGGTACAGGAAACGGTTCTGGTGGTAACATTGTTGTCAGCGTTATTGACACAACATCGCCAAATGCTAACATACAACTCAGCTGGGGATTAGATGCTATTCTTCTTTCTGCTAACTTGACATTGAACGTTGCATACGATTTACCAAACACAAATCCAGATACAACGTTCTTGGTCACACCAGCTGGAACAACGCAAACAACTGTCAATATTGCGAATGCTCCGACAGTAAGTTCCACAAACGATTACTACAACAGCACTATACTTCGAATTCTTTCTGGAACAGCATCAAATGGATTTGGAGCAAATATCAATACTGTTGTAATCTCAGATTACTATGGCTCAAATACCATGGCTATTCTGAATGCAAACACTCCAATTGAAGGCACTGTGAATATTTCTGGTGTTGAGGTTGTTGGCAATACCACATATCCAAATCTTACGAACTTCATTGGTGGCACACCAGGATTTTATAATTATTTGTATTCTGGTAAAACTATTGAAATTAATGGTGAACAAAGAGTCATCGATGTTGTCACAAATGCGCATCACTTGACTGTGACTTCTGCTTTCTCAGGCAGCGCAACGAATAAGAAACTGAACGCAAATTCAATTCTCACAACAACTCCAGATGTAACAAGTTTAATTCAAATCAATTCTATTGGCGATACGAAACTATACAATTCACTTGCATTTGAAACATTTAATGTCAATCCAATATTGACTACAGCAATTATTTCTGGTGGCGCAGATTTTGACAGCGAACCTCCAGCATCATTAAACGTGGTTGCAACATATGAGTCAGACTATTCAGCTGATGGATTTATTACGATTAATCCAGGAAGTTTCAGTACATACAATCCAGTAAATGCTTCGATCAAATTAAGTGGTTCTGGATTCTCAACAACTGATGACTGGTATAATGGAAGAAGATTACTTCTTGAGAGTCAATATAGAACTATCATCGATTATGATGGTGCTTCGAAAACTGCTTTCTTGGATAGACAGTTTGAAACGAATATTAATCAGATAAACATCTTAACAAAAACCATTCGAATGGACAATCGTCCAATAATTCTTGGAATGGGAATCCTTGCGAATGTTGAGGTTATTAACGGTGGAACTGGTTATGCAGTCAACGATGTACTAAATTTCACTGGAACTGGAGTTGGTGCTGCTGGTCGCGTTTCTGCAGTGAGTGGTGGATTCATCACGGCTATTGAATTGACCAATCGCGGTGAGGGATATCCTATTGCTCCTAATGTTACAGTGAATGGATCTGGAACTGGTGCAATTCTAAAAGCATATTTGTTAGGTGACGGTGAAGACATCACTCCAACTGCGACGACTCTCGGAGAAATTATCGACTTTAAACTTACAAGTCGCGGCGCAGGATATATCTCAACACCAAATGTTTCCCTTAAGATTTACGATCTCTATCTTGATCCATCAAGCAACACAACGAATGTTGCTGAGATTCTCGAAAATGATGTTGTGTATCAAGGAACGCCAAGCGCCAAGACATTCACGGGAATTGTTGACGGGCAATGGGGATCAAATAATTTCCTTCGCGTTTATAACTACTCTGGCACACCTGCAAATGGTGAATTGGTTGTCACTAGAGCAAATATCACTGGAAACCTTGTGAATGTTCACAATACTGGTATAAATGTCTCAGCAACTGTCATCAACGGAGTAAGTTATCCAAAGACATACGGAAACGCGAAAGCCAAAGCGAATGCAGAATTCTTGCAAGGACTGATCCGATACAACGGATATTATCTTAACAGCGATGGATTTATCAGTTCGGATAAACGACTCCAAGATAAAGAAAGGTATCACAACTTCTCATATGAACTTGTTTCGGAAGAAAGTTATGACACATACAAGAAAACAATTCTTGATGTGGCTCACCCTGCAGGAACTAGACTTCTTCCAACGCACGTCATTCCAGAAGATTACAGCATAGAATTTAGATCAAATATTAGTGCTCATGAAGTTGTGATTACAACGAATAACTTAATT